CGGTTAAGTTGGTCGAACCCCTGAACTGATTTGCTTGCTTTTTTGGCCTCTTTACCAACATTCTTCAAAGCTTCAGCCTGTTGATTTGTAGCCTGAGCCGCTGCTCTTGACGCCTCGTAACTCTGACCAAATAACATACTAATGAATTGAGCCATGTAAGCAGTTACTGTTGCAAGAGCCGACATAAGAGCATTGAGGGCTGGCATTATTGCGGTGAATATCGGTTGGAAAGCTGTCATCAAGTTTACTTTGACGGCATTTAAGCTATTTATGTAGCTCGATTGTGTTGTAATCAAGCCATCCAAATATTCTTTCATACCTCGGAATGCTGCTCGGATTATGCTATAAAAGAAAGTAAACCTTGTCATGCGAAGCAATGACTTTACCATCTTTTCAATAGGGTTCAGTGTGCCTTTCGCTTCCTTGCCGACATTGCGGACAGATGCTGCCATTTTCTTAGCGGTTTTGTTGCCTCGTTTAACCGCATCGTCCCATCGGTTTGGAACCTCTTCATCCAAAGCATTCTTGATGTTTCGCTCTGTAAGCTGAGCCTCATTCGCCAATCTGTTGGCTCTCTGAGCTGCTTGGTCAAGAGCTACTGCCATGTTTTGAGCCTCTTCGGATGTGCTCGGGTCAAGCTTAACCTGCTGAATATTGTTAGCCAAGTCCTTTGACCTCATATCCATGTCAGTTAGTTTTTGTGCCGATTGTTCAAGTTCGTCGCCAAGAGCATCATACATTTGCTTGGCCACATTGATGTTTGAAATAGCCTGGCCATCAACAACTACGAACTGGCTTCTCTTATTCGCCAAGTCGTCAATAGCTTGGCCCATCTCAATATAACTCTGCAATATGCGTTCATTGTTGGCAAGCTCTTTCTGCATCTCTGCGTTGACTTTTTCAAGCTCCTTTTGCATAGCAATTACAGACTTAGGTGTAGTTTCACCGCTTACCAACTTATCATATTCATTCCTAAGCTTTTCGACAGAAGAACGAGCCTTATCAAGTTGTTCAAGTTGTCTCGCCAGTCTGGATGTAAGGGTTTCGATATTCTTCTGTACCTTACCGCTGAAGGCTTCGCTAGATGCAGACGCTACATCCACCAACGTATTTCGCATTCTCTCGAAGCTATCGTCTATATTGTTAATGCCATTTTCAAAACCACCCGGGTCCAGGCGAGTATCAAAAACAATGGATGCGTCTGCCGGCCTTGCCATATATTCACCCCCTTAACTGACGTACCATTGCCTCATAGTCGTCCTCTGATGTTACAAAATCTATCAGGTGGCGGTTTTGTTTGTAGAACATCTGCTCGTGTTTTTCGAGCTTCTGACCTTTTGCCTTCTTGAATCGAATATTAGCAATGTTAGCTATCATGCTCTCGTTGTCTATCGCTTGGCATAAACCATAAAATGTCCACCAGTGCATATAGGGTTCCTCTCGGACATCTCTCGTATAGACAGCGTTCACTGCACTGAATATGAGTTGCTCGTCTTGTTTGTAATCTATCGTCCGAACATCATCGGTTGACTTCCTCCTCTTATCCAGACCGACATCCAAAAACCAACAAGCTTGACGCAGAGCTTCCTCAGTATTCGGAGGTATGTTCGGCTCTGGGTCTGGATTGTCCTCGGTCGGTATAGGTGTATATATCACCTCAAGCATAGTAAGCTGCTTGTTAAAGGCACTAAGGCTTGGGTCTCCATAAGCCTCGAATACTAACAAAGCAGCTCTAAAATCACTATTTATTGGATATTCTATGCCGTCAACGACGAGTGATTTGGGAAGAGCCCCAATCATGTCCTTTTATAGGCCGGGTGGGTGGGGCCCTGTCCCTTTCTTTTAGCTGCGTCAGTGTACTTCTTACGAGCCGTATCAAAGTCCTTTATACTCTTCTCAATGACCGGCATTAAAGCCTCAATGAAATTGATAAAGAGCAGGCTTCCATTCTTCATCGGACTAATCGGATTGACACCTTGAAAAGCCGGACCAGAAACGTTTCGACCGAAAGTAGCATCAATAGCTTCACACATCTCCTCGCCGAGCTTCGTAATAGTACCTTTGTCATAGTCCTCGAACTTCTTTTCCTTGGTAACTCCAAGAGACTCAAGCTTCTTCTTAAATGTACCATCCACCCAGTCTTGGAAAGCCAAGAATCTGTCGACAAAGTTGACGTCGTTTGGGTTCCAGCGAATCACTCGCTCGGGGTCGTTGTTCAACATGACCTCCTTAAAGCCATCCTCAAATGTTAAGTTCAAAATGTTACTTTTTGCAGTATTGTTAGCCATGGGTTGTACCCTCCTTTAATTTATCGCCATCAACCGGCGGAACCGGCGGACACCGTTACTTCACATGTGTCTGTGAAACCACCATCGTTAGTGGTCACAGTGATTGTTGCCGTACCATCTCCGATTGCCGTAACCAAACCTGCGCTCGATACAGTAGCAACCCCAGTATTTGAACTCTCCCAGGTGACAGTCTTATTGGTTGCATTAGCTGGTGTCACGGTAGCAACCAATGTTTCGGTATCGGAGACTTCCATCTCCAAGGTGTCTTTATTTAGGGTGACACCAGTGACATTCACAATATCACCCGGGGTAAAAGTTACCTCGTCGATAAGCTTGTCGACACTACCATGTTGAACGTCTCCTCCGAACGTTACGTCGAACGGCATTTCAGTCCACATCTCTCCACCGAGTGAACTCGGGGTAATGGTGCAGGTATCATACAGGTCTGCCGGGTAGGGGCCGCCTTCCGGGCCAAGGAAGCCATAAATCAGAATACACTTAAACTGACTAAACTTCTCAAGCTGCCTGTAGCGGAAATAATGAATCAACTTCTCGCCAAGAGAGCCAAGCTCTCCAGCAGTAAGGCGATGCGGTTCAAAGGTCTGTGATGGTTCAAACTTGTTTACCGACCCGAAATTTCGGCCGTTAATGTCTGTACCGGTTTCTACATCGGGATTGAACTCCAGCGTAGAGCTGGTAATCTTGTACCCGATAACAAGATACTTAGGGGTCTCGTTGTCGCTAACATCGATTGCACATGCCAACATTTTACGTTGGACGTCACCTGAACCCTGAATCTTTGGAATAGGCATTTACCTTACCTCCTCATATTGATTATAATAGATTATGTGTAACTGTATGACATAAAGACTACTCTCCTCGCCTTCCCACTCGGCAAAATAGACTCC